AATCTGCTAGGGTAGCATAACCATTTATTAGCATCTTCGGTTCCTTCAGGCTGGTGGTATTCAGGACCGGATCTTGTTAGGGATCCGGTCCTATTCCATGAGCCCTTATTTAAGCTCGATTGCTTAGGTTATAACCACCTGTGGAGTCACGGTTACCGGACGATATCCGGATCCGTTATAAAGGTGTGCGATTACTCCGTTCGGGAAGGCACCTGTCGTTGTCACTACCAAGGCTTTCAGAAACGGCCGAGCTGGGTTGACTTTGCAGTCAATCACCTGGACGGTCGAGTCGCCAGCTGCTTTCGTGACCTGTACCAGAACCGCGCCGGTTAGGTCCGCCAATCCACCTCCGGTCGTTGCGCTGTCCTGGATTTTCATATCGAAAAGTCCGCCAGCGCCTGCCACGCCGAGTACTGCTTCAAAACATATTCGGTCAAATCCAGCTGCGTTCACTTCGATAGCCGTCATCGTTCCGATTGTCCCGATACTGGGAGCGATCGCTGATAAAAACTTTGAGGTTGCTGCTACTGCATGAGCCATTATATTTTCTCCTGGTTTCCTGGTTGAATTCGGATTTCAATTATCCGGCTTAGGCCTGGATTCCCCATAGAACGGCTTCGCTCTGAAGAACCGCTCCGCCTGCACGATACTTGGCGAAGAGCCCGATCTGTCCATTGGCCTGGTACAGGTACGGGTTCCTGGAGACGGTCATTCCTTCACGCTCTGCAATCCCATAGAAGCTTGGATTGACGAGTAACCATGTCTTCGTTCCGGTTACGACCGGCACCGCGGTCGGCATGGCATTGGTCGTGAAGACCGGTACTCCGCCGATGGTCCCTGATGGGCTGACTTGGGCCGGATCGATCTTGTTTCCACCGATCCAATCGATGAAGGCATAGGGGGTTGCTACCAAAAGTGCACGGACCAGGCCGAGGATTGCTCTGCTCGTGATCAATACCATACCTTCGACGTACGGGTCCGGCATCGCATGGATCAGGGCATGAATATCAGCTGCCACGATTGATGCAGCGTTTGCGAAGGTCTTACCAAGCGCTCCGCCGACTGCCATCGCTTGAGGCATACCGGTTCCGGTGCCTGTCACGACGCAGTAATAGTTATCTGCAGCTGCCATGGCCCTGCCCCAAACACCAGCCAGGTATCCACCGAAGTTCGCTTGAGCATCGGCTTCGAGCTCTTCTGAAATCTTGATCAGTTTGGTCATCTTGTGAATGGTGATAGCGACCTGGCCCAGGGTCGGCTCGTTCTCGTCATAAGCGACTTCTTCAGCTGCCACGACGAATTTAGTCGCTGCGGTTGCTTCGACCGGTACTGGATATTTATCCAGGTTGGTCGTGAAGCGTTGAACGCCAATCAAGGATGGGACCGATCCTTCGTTCCGCTTGGCCACGATCTGGTTATGAAAATCATCGGGGACCGCATACCCACCTTCTGAGTCGGTTTGTCCCTGCATGGCTGCTTTATACGGGACATCATCACCGGTCTTGATCCAATGCAGGAATGACTTAACTTCTTCGTCTTCACCTTCGGTCGACTCTGAAACCTTGTGATAAGCATAGCCACCACGTTTCAGGTTTTTCATTTGCTCGAGGCCCTTCTGATAGCCTGCGTCTTCAGCTGCTTTGAGCTCGGCCGCTTTGGTTGCTTTCGCTTCGTCCTCAGCCTTCCGAGCAGCGTCACGAGCGTCCAATACTGCGTTCAGTTCTTTTTCGTCCATTTCAATTTCTCCTATTTTCAAATTTGGGTTGATTACTGTTTTGATTTCCAGGCTTGACTCCGCAGCAGCGACGCTGCTCTCAGCTTCGTCCTCGTCTGGTAATAAACTTTTAAGCGCTACCACACGGTTCCTTGACTCTGCAGGAGCGTGGGTGTAGCTTGCATCCAGGCCGATTGGCCATAGATCGATGTGATTAATTCCGTTCTTTTGGGGTGTGCTTTCGACCAGGTGACGAGCGGTTCCGCTCGACAGTCCCAGCTTCCCTGCACGAGCCAGGTCAGCCAGGAATTTCTCGTAGGCGTCGCTTTCGTCTAAAACTCCGGCCATGAATACGCCGATGTCGTCGACGCTCAGTTCTGCATCGCTCAGCCTGCGCTTCAGGACTGCTTTTTTCCCATCGCTTGTTTCTACTGGCAGCCTGTGATTGAACCATGTAATACTTTTTCCAGGGAATTCCATCACGTAATCCGTTTCCTTGTCAAAATAATCACCTTCAAGGTCCGGATCCTTCGGGGTTGTAAACCGGATCAGATATCCACCGACTTTGGTCTTCGTTCCTTCGGTGCTAAGAACCTTGACTGCCGGATCTCCAAAATTCACCAGCATATCATCGGTCAGGGACTTTGGGAGCTCATACCTGGTCGGGTCCGGACAAGCAGCTCCCAGGGTTATGGCTGCATCGTGAATATTCTGCAGGGCTGTTTGGTCTTCGGAGCTATGCCGAGCTCCAATTTTCAATTCGTCTAATTCATCGCTCATACTTTTTTCCTCCGGTTCCGCAGGCTCGAACGCTATCGGTTCGATCTTGTTATCTTTCAGCCATTTCCTGGCTTGCGCTTCTGTGAATTTCTCAATCGGGAAGCGGTATGCCTGGACGGTCATGGCATCTTCGCCTTTGATCTTACCCAGGATCATGTCTGGTCCGCCAGGGATCGCTTTTCTACGGAAGCTGTTGTCCTGGAATTCTCCAGGGTCCCTTACTCTAGCAGCGTGTTCGCTCGGATATGGCATCTATATTCCTGGTAAACAAAAAAGCGCAGCTGACAGTTTCCTGTCGCTGCGCTAGTCTAATCGACTCTTTATGCGCTTAGTACCGCTTGCCCTTTTCGCTCGCTCCCATCAGGGATCTGTGAGCTATCCTGTCAAGCAACTTAAGTATAACATACCTGATTTTATTTGAACAGGACTGCCAATCGTTCCTTCCGATTAATTATATCGCTCAGTTCATTCCAGAAGTTATGTCGCTGCATCCCTTTGCGGTACCAATCGTGGCGATTGAATATACACCCAGCAGTTCTCATAGCCCAGGCCCTTGCGCCAGGTGCATCGATCCAGACAAATTCAGGAACCAGATATCCACCTTCGTTTTCGACTTGAACGACTATCATCGGTTCTATCATAATCCAAGGTCCTTTATCATTTTCGCAATCCAGGCATCATAAATTTGGCTTATAAGGTCTATTTTTTCCTCGGCTACTTCTCGGAGCTTACGCCAGCCAATGATACCAAATAATTCCTTCTGGTTATCGCCTACCACGTCATCAGCATACAACGCTGTGTTTCCTACCTTGGTTATGTAATTACTCACATCCCTGTCAATATAGAATTTCGTTCCAAGGCGCTCCGAGTCATTCAGGTTCCCCAGGGCGGTCTCAGTTCCACGTCCACGGATGTAATAAGGGACCGGTGGTTTATTCGCTTCAGTTTCAGGCGGATAAGATTGCAGACCTTTGGTTTGAAGAATTTTACTTGCAGCCTCTTGACCAGCCTTCGCCAGGTAAATACCGACGTGCCTAGGATCCGCAATTTCGTTTATGCCCTTGAGCACCTTATCAAGCCCTTTGACTTGAATTAGAAATCCGCTCATGGTTTCTCCTTCAGAATATCGGTCGTGGTTTGTGTCCAGCACCGGCAGTTGTGAGTTATAATACCACCAGCGATATATAATCCACTTTCGGTTTGGAGGTTGTAAACATGCCCAGCAAAATCACTATTCCTAATCTTGACAATCTGCTTGAGCGTTATATTGCCGGAGAGTCTGAGAATCAAATCTCCAAAGATGCGGGAATCAATCGATGGACTTTCCGCCAGCGACTCATTAAGGCCGGTATCGTTCCCAGAAATCAATCCCAATCCGAGGCCTCGAAATGGTCCAGAATGGATCGAGGCCAACGTATCCACCAGGTCAATGCTGCTCATAAGGCTTCTATCGGTAGAAAAGTTTCCTTTGATGAATTGTGTTTGCGAGCTAAAAGTAGAGAAGGGAAAATCTATCCAAGGACTACTTCTCAAGAAGAGCTTATTGTCGGGCAATGGCTTACCGATGCTGGATTGAATATCATCCATAACTTTGCGGTTGGACCGTATAGCTGCGATCTTGGAGCCAGCTCCATCACCGTGGAAATCTGGGGCGGAGGTTGGCATGCTAAAACCATTGATGTCAAGCGCACAAAATATATTCTCGATAGTGGCTATTCCACTTTGATCATCAATATTGATAGGAAAAGATTCCCATTGTCTAGAGCCGTAACCCAATATGTAATCTCCCTCTTGCAAGAGACCAGCAGCGATCCAACCGGAAGGCGTCAATATTGGATGATTCGGGGTGATGGTGAGTTGATTTTCAAGCGTTTCAATAGTGACAATATTTCCCTCATACCACCGTTCACTTCCGGCCGCAATTCTACCAATGGGCAATACCAGCGTACTCCCAGGTAGACAGTTGACGTGTGCTGGCGGATTATCAATCGGTCCGTCATCGCTATCCCAGCTTTCATCCAGTCCTATTTCCTCACCATTCAAAGGACCGCAAATCTCACAAACCAGGTCATCGTTATTCGTAAACCATACTTTCACAACCGCCACATCCGGGAATTGATCCTTCATCACTTCGCCGGCGATCTGGTTACCTTGTGCATAAGACCTGGTAATCTCCGTCACCGCTATAGTTTGTGATCGCTGCGGATCGAACGACATTCTCCCCATTGCGTCTGCTATCGTCATTCCAGGCGTGGCCACGAAATCGCTGACAGCTTCCCTTACAATCTGCCTGGTAGTCTCGCTTATTTCTTTAATCAATTTACCTGAATAATTCAAGGCCCAGCTATGAGCTTCTTTATTAATCAAGCCAATATCCAGAATATATCCTGTCTCATCCTGGAACAGGCTAACTCCATTATAAACAGAGTTGAATAGCTCGTTCCGGATCGCATTATCCTCGGCATCGGTCAGGTCCAGGTCTTCAAATATATCTATTGGCAGTATCTTCACGGTCATCGACTTCGGTTCCTTAGGCCTGGTCTTATCGAGTTTCTGGAGACGAGCTCGGATTAGGCGTGCCTGGCGGTCAAATATCGGCTGAAATATAGCAGCCATGCGCTCTTCAGCCTTTTCCTTTTCCCTCCAGCCAGGTTCCTTGCGGTCCCTACGCTTGAGCGCCTGGATCACAGCTGCCACGATCCTTAGTAAATTATTCCGAGCTGCGAGCCTGGTGGTCATCTAGGAACCATAATTATATTGATGGTCCGGATTGCAGTCCTTCCGCCTGCGGTCGTAATCGTATTCACGCAGGGATAAATCTCCGGCAGGGTTCCACCGACCAGCCAAATTGTTGCCAGGGTGTTCGTTTTATTATCGCTCGCCTTGGTAATTCCTGCCGGAACGGACCAGCTCGAGGTGGCTATGGTATCAGCTCCCAGCCAGGTGGTCCAGTTTTCTACATAGTCCAGGACTTCGCCTGGTCCTTTTTCAAATTCTCGCACGTCTTCCATATCGGTTACCTCCACGATCCTATTTTCCGCTTCGACTAAGTATGTCCTGTTTTCTGTTTCGATTATAGTCCGTATCTCTTCCATGACCTCGAATGTTCGGTCTTCGTATTCAACATCGAAGGTCCTGTCTTCCGCTGGTACGATATAAGTTCGTTCGATTGTGGGAAGGTTGCCAAATTTATAAAATATTACATCCTTACCCGTTAGAATAAATATACCCTTACTAACCAATAATTGATAGGTCGGAGCGATGGAAGTATAAGTTAGAGTGACATTATTCCCCGTCCAGGTATAAACCCCTGCTCCCGACAATATCTTGCGGACAAATACCAAAATTGCATTATTGCCAGTAAAAGTAAATGCGCCTGTGGTCGTCTTTATCAAACGCCCTTCACGTAGTAGTGCATTATTGCCAGTCAGGGTATAAGTTCCAGCGGTAGTAAACGTCTTTCGAGCCGCCAGGATTACCGAATTATTTCCGGTCCAGGTGAACGCGCCAACAGTAGTAAACGTCTTCCGATAATATCTAAGATATGCGTTGCTCCCTGACAACACAAATGATCCGGATGTAGTTTGTAGTAAGTACGCTCCTCCTCCTACTGGCACGTATGTCAGGATTGCGTCATTTCCTACCCAAGCAAATCCACCCGTAGTCGTCTTTACTAAATGAGTCGACTTCAGTATCGCATTGCTTCCACTCCACGTAAATGTACCGCTGGTGGAATACATCTTACTGGCTCTCAATAAATAAGCGTTACTACCCGATAATGAAAAGGCCCCGACAGTCGTTTTTAGCGGATATCCCCTCGCTAAAACTCCGTTATTACCCGCCCACGCATAAGATCCCGCGACTGTGCGCGTCTGCCTTGTCGCTCTTAACAGCGCATTTTGACCGCTCTCCGTAAATGCGCCAGCCGTTGTAAAAGTTTTTCGGGCAGCTCGTAAATTGGCGTTACTTCCGCTTAGAACAAACGCGCCAACTGTCGTCTGGATCTTTATGGATCTATAAAGTTTAGCGTTATTGCCTGTTAGCGCAAACGCCCCCGCTGTCACCTTAGTTAACCTTTTGAATAATAGAATTGCGTTACTGCCTGATAAGGCAAATGATCCAGTTGTTGTTTGAAGTACATACGATACTGCCGCCGTTGAATACGCCACTTCTAACATCAGCGTGTCCCAATAAGGGACGGGCGCATAATCCGTTGCGAAACCTACCCGCCCCTGTATTCCATTCACCAATGCCATTGTCCAGCCACCACCAGGATTTGGCATTATCTTTGATTTGTAAAATAAACTACTCTCTGACATATCCCCTGTATAGATCGCAGTCTCCGTTGTGCCATCATATACTCGCGCAGAAGCTGAGTTTGCCGGAGATGCAGACGCTGAATGATACGCTTCGTAAGCCATCACTCCCAGGATGCTCGTTTGTGCCGTATCTGCAAAAGCAACTGCTGCATAAATCGAGCTTGTACCACCAACCTGTTTAACATAATCTGTGGTAGTTCCAAACGGCACTTCATCCAAATATACATTAGCGGGTAATGTATCATCATCAATAGTTGAGCTGCTATTATTTTGAATATTAGTCACGGTTGGGTGTGGGTTGGATGTGCCTGCCGCGTTAGGTGATAATCCAACCACCGCATGCGCCCCAATGGGATAGTCACCGCTGGTGGCAGAAATAATTACATCGTCAAAATACCAGGTACAAGCCGGTCCGCTCGCTCCGCTATGACCAAACCTTATATTGATCAATGTATCAGAAGTCATGCTACCCGGCGAATATGTCTGCTCCCCAGCGCCATCTAATTGAGCTTTCAGAGCCCAGGTTGTCGAATTAACAAGGAAATCAAAATCGATCCGATACCAAGAACCAGCGCTGATAGTAACGCTGCCAAAATCTGTCTTAGCCGATATGCTCGTATTATCACTATTAGCATAGCAAATTGCAAATTTGGTAGTTGAGTAATTGAATACAATTGCCGGATGTAGAATATCTCCGGATGATGTTTCAAGATGGAGTATGACATAATCTGCCGTAGGTAATGTAGAAGCTTTTACATAGACACTACCAACTATCCGTCCTGCTGCAGTCCAAGTCGGACTATCAACCCGAGCCGCCAGCGAAGCGGTTGGGGCAATATGTAATCCATATCCGCCTGTCCTTGCTGCTGCTGCAATAACCTGTATTTGTGGCGATACCCCTGTGATAGCAGTTACCAGACCGCCTCCATTCGAACCTGGCGGACTTAATCCCCACTCTAATCCGGTGATATAAATCGCGGTCGCCATTGCTTACCCATTTAGGTAAGCGTGAACATCGGATAAGTTGAAGTCCAGGCTGTACCGTCGTTACTATTTCCTACCGTGAACGTCTCGCCAACGCCAAGAGTAATAGCCGAACCGTAATCGAACCATCCAATTACAGGGCGTGATGCTGCCGCACCTTTGCTATTGTTGTAAACAACCGCATACCGAAACTGTGCCATCGCCGCCGTTACACAAGTCCATAGTGCTACGGCAGAGTAAAACTTTGCAACTCCTGACGTTTGGATATATTGCTGTCCTGTCAACAAAACACCCAACTTCGTGTATCCGTTACCTGCTGCGATCTCAGATGCGTTGCTCGTACTTTTCACAACACACGGAGTAACTGATGTGTCAACTATCGTATCCGCTGCATTAGGGACTGTGTTTGTGAGCAAGATATAAATCTGATCTTGCCCTGTTGGTAAGTTATGTAAAATATTACCGATGTCTTGCACAAACTGATTAAATTTGTAGAAACTTGAAGTAGCCATTATTTATCTCCTATTTATGATTTGATTTCTGCTGTTTCAATTAGCAGATTAGTCGCTCTGTCCAGGGATCGTGCCAGGGCGCTCATTCCGCTCGGTCGCTCATCCTTCAGGGTCCCAAGCTTTGCATCCTTGAATAGTTCCTTTACGTCGTCTTCGGTCCTACAATAAATCAATTCAGTTTGGATCCGGTCCCTGGTGACCAGGTCGATTACTTTCGTCTCAAATTCAAACGTCGGATCTCCGCCGGTCTTCAGTATCCTGGTAACCTTCCGCTGCCATTGGTCCAGTTCCTTGGCTATACTCTCGTCGACCTGTTTGGGTTCCTGTACATCCTGGTCTTCGACCGGTTCCTTTGGCGCCGTGATCACAATCGGTGCTGGTGCAGGGGTTGGGGCCTTCGCTTCAGGCACGTCTTCGAGCTTATATCCCAATTCTACGGCTGCCACCTCCGCCTTGATTATTCCCTTCTCGACCAGCAGCGCCAGGGAAGCAGCCCAGGCGTTCTGGTCATCCTGGAGAGGCTTGACCTTCTTTTGGTCGAATAGGAAATAAGCTCCGTGGTCCACCAGGTCCTGGTATTCTGGGATCAGCTCAGCGTTCAGGACCTCTTCGTAATACTTCCAGCGTGGAATTATCGTAGTCGTGTAAAGGTGGTATAGCGCTGCATCGACCGGTGTTCGATCTGCAGCTCCACTAGAGCTCAGGAGCAGCTCGTCGACTCCCAGGCTTACACAAATGGTACGATGCATCTCACCTCGGATCGTTTCCATGGCCAGGTCTTTTATGTTGCTCGAAAGCGGGACCGGTTTCAATCCGGATCCGACGATCCCAACCTTGTGCTGGTTACTCGTTCCCTTGAATGTCTTATTCCAAAAAGCGGTTACCCGTTCGACCAGGTTGTCTGTCATGGCCTGGTCGGTTGTCAGGAGCAGCGGTGGTACCGCATAATTGGCGAAGAACGCAGCCATATATTGATCGGCCTTGAGTTCTCCCAGGGCTGCCAGGCTTGACATGGAGAGCGGTGCGATCCCCGAAAGGTCCGAGCTAGGGTCGTAAGAGCCACGGAAATATATGATTTCGTCTCGCTGGTATGTCTTCGTTCCTTTTCCGATCCGCTGGGTGAAGCTGGTTATTCCGCCGGAGCTGTAATTGACCGTCATGTCCTTTGGATTTAGGAACATCAGCTCGACCACTTTGTCCCCAGCCATGATTTTCTGCCAATAAGCACAGCCATAAACGCAGAACGCCGACTCCGTGTAGCGCCACAGGTCGCCTTTATTCCATTCCTTATTGACCGTGTCTAATAAATCCAGCACAGGATGGTCGTCTATCTCTTCGTCTCCCCCATCCAACAGGATTAGACTAGCGCTCGCAATTGCATCAGCTCGGATTGATATCGCTCTGAAGGCCCAGGCCGAGCTCAGGTATGCTGCCACGGCGGATCCACCTTTTTTATTGCCTTCGCTGTTGGCGATCTCCGCCCAGCCTGGTATATTTGTGATCACTTTCAGGTTCTTATCGTAGGATAATTTTATCGGCATAGTTTCCTCCGTGGTTTACTATTCGATTGTACCCATAACCAGTTGGCCTGACTCGGCTGAATGGTACGCCAGCGCCAGGGCTATAACTCCGTCATCGTGCATTCCTTCCGGTGCTCCGTATTTGATAAGGCCGGTCGGTAAACGCTCACTTTCAAATGCTTTCAGCTCACCAATCAGGACCTCATCCGGTTCGACCGTTATGGATCCGATCTCGAATGCCAATGCCAGGGCGTCTATCAGCAGCATCTTCGAGTTATTAGTCGTTGTAAAGGCGGTAATCTCCAGGCCTTCATCCTGCAGCTTCTCTACCATGGGGCCACCGATCGAGTTATATTCTGCCATCACGGACGCCTGGTTGTATCTCGCTGCCAGGGCCTTGAGCCTGGTGCGCTGCAAGTTGTAATCCGTCTCAGTCATCCTATCGTTGAATACGTTTTCCTTGGTGTGAATGTCCAGGACACAGAACCAGGTTGCATCGCCTGTCCTGCCCCAATCAGCGCCAATCGTATATTGATGGCCAGGTTCCGGCTCTTCACGCCTGGTCGCCGTGGCTTGCCTATCGACATACCTAATTACACCGGCTCCGTCTTCGATAAATTGAGCATCCCATTCCTGGGAGAAGGTCCTCTGGCTAAGTCTGGTCTTCGCTTTATCGTAGGCGCCTTGTATCCGTGGATTGGGGTTATCTCTCGACGGCGCCTGGAATGAGACCTGGTCGACTCCGTCTTCAAGTCCCAGCTGGAATTCACGCCAGAACCAATTTCT